TAGCTAAAGTACGCTTCTCTAAAAACCAAATGGCTGATGAAGTCTACAGAGACGTGCTTGATGGCATACGACAAAACATATCTGTTGGCTACCAAGTCAATAGTATGGCAAAAGAGGAAGAAGAGAGAGATGGTGTTCCCGTCTATAGAGTTAATTCTTGGTCACCTCTGGAAGTAAGTGCTGTATCCATTCCAGCAGACCAAAGTAGGCTAGTCGGCTTTGCTAGGTCTAAGGAGAAAAAGGCACAAATTAAGATTAACCCAAATTCTAAACAGGACAGAAAAATGGAAAATAAAGTCGAAGAGACAAAAACTCCAGAAGTGAACGTTGAGGATATGAAGAGAGACTTCGCTAAAGAAGCAAAAGCTATTATTGATTTAGGTGTACAACACAATAAAAGAGATTTAGCTAATGAAGCTATAGCAAACGGAGCTTCTCTTGCACAATTCAGAGGAACACTTTTAGAGACAATCGCTAACGATAAGCCACTTGATTTACCATCAAATGTGGATATGAATAAAAATGAGCAAAGAAGCTACAGCTTACTTAAAGCTGTTTCTGAAGCTGCTCAAGGCAAACTATCAGGACTAGAAAAAGAAGTTTCTGATGAAATCGCAGCAAGAACTGGTAAAGCAGCTAGAGGTTTCTATATGCCAACTAATATAAATTTCAGAACCAATCAGGTTGTTGGAACAAATAATGTTGGTGGATTCCTTAAGCCTACAGACCATCTTGGCGATGAGTTCATCGAAGCTCTTAAGGCAAACTTAGTCGTAGCTCAAGCAGGTGCAAGAACCTTACAGGGCTTACAAGGTGACGTGCAGATACCAAAAATGTCAGCAGAAACATCAAACGTATCATTCGTTGGTGAAGATGCAGCTCCGTCAGAAGGTAATGCAACTTTTGCACAAGTCACAATGTCACCTAAGACATTGGCTTGCCAACTTGATATTTCAAGAAAACTTATGCTTCAATCAGACCCTTCAATCGAAGCTGTACTCAGAAATGATGTTATCGCTTCTTTTGCAAGAAAGATTGACGAAGTAGCACTAGAAGGTGGTGGTTCAAACGAACCTTCAGGTATTATTGCTTCAGCAACAGGTAATGTTGTTGCTATTGGTACAAATGGTGGTGCAATTTCTTATGCAAATTGTGTGGATATGGTCGAAGCTGTTGAGGTTGATAATGCAATCCTTAACGATGCTTCTACAAAGTTTGTCGGTAACCCTAAAGTTACAGCTAACTTAAGAACTATATCAAAGCAATCATCAGGTGTTGAAGGTAACTTCATTCTTGGCGAAGATAACAGAATCTTAGGTTATGACTACCTATCAAGTACATTAGTACCAAGCGACCTTTCAAAAGGTACAGGTAGCAACCTATCTGCTTTAATCTTTGGTGACTTCTCACAACTAATGCTTGGGTTCTACTCAGGTGTTGATGTGATTGTTGACCCATACACAGGTTCAAACGCAGGTACAACAAGATTAGCTTTCTTCCAAGATTTCGATGTAGCATTGAGATATGACGATAGCTTCTCAGTAATTAAAGATATTGTTACATAATAATATTTGAGATTATTTTAGGGCTACTTCGGTAGCCCTTTTTTTATGTATAATAAAATCTATGGATAATAAGAAAGTAAAATTCGCATTTAACCAAACTGCTCACTATAAGGGCAAAAGATATCAGTCTGGTGATTTAGTAGAAATGCCAGTTGAAGATGCTGACAAGTTAAAAAATTTAAACTTTGGCAATGTAGATAAACCTAAAGCAAGCAAAAAGAATAAGGAGAAAGCATGAGAGCAATAGCAACAAGAACAGTTTATTACGATTCAAATAAATACGAAGCTGGGGATGTCATAGAATGTAGCGATAGAGACTTCGATAAGATTTTACAACCTCTAGGCTGTGAAGCATACGAAGAACCAAAAAGCAAAACAACCAAAACTGACAGAGCAGTAAAAGAAGTAACTGAAAGAGCAGACGATTAATGGCATTAGAAACAGCACAAGATTTACTTAATTTTTTTGACACCGAAACACATGGTGTCACAGCTAGTATTTCTATCGATGGCACAAGTTCAAGTATTTCAGTCATACTGAACAACGAATATTTCGCTATTGCAGGTGAATCTGTGGATATCGATGGCACACAACCAGTGGTCACTTGTCGTAGCTCAGATGTCACAGGTGTAGATACAGACGATACTATCACTATCAGTTCGGTAACCTACAACATTACAAACATACAACCAGACGGCACAGGGGTGACAGTCTTAATCTTGCAAGACCAATGATTCTGTATAGCGAAAATCAATTAGATACAGCTTGGCAATACGATTGCAAACAACGCACTGCGAAAGGTCGTCATTGGATAAGTCGTGCTGATTACGAAAATTTATTTGTTTTGTATTTTGAAAGTGTTTTGCGTGGCGATGAGCTTATAAAGGTAGACATTTATATACCAGAAGATTTATTATTAGCAATAGACACAGAAATAGAATTTGATGAAGAGGAATTGCATTAATGTTAGATAAACTTAAAAATTTAGTCGGTACAGTAGCACCAGCATTAGGCTCTGCTCTTGGTTCACCTTTAGGTGGGGCAGCCATCAGCATGATTGCCGATAAACTCGGTGTCCCAAACAATCAACAAGCAGTCGAAAAAGCTATCAGACAAGCAACACCAGATGAAATGCTGAAGCTCAAAGAAGCTGATAATGAGTTTGAAGTTAAGATGAAAGAACTAGAGGTTGATGTTTTTAGATTAGAAGCTGAAGATAAACAAAATGCTAGAGCCACTTTCTCTAAAGACTGGACTACAAAGCTCATGGGCATACTAACACTATCTGGTTTTATGGGTTACATATTCTTAGTTACATTACAACCACCAGAACAGAACTCAGAAGCCTTGATTAACCTTGTGCTTGGTTATTTAGGTGGACTAGCATCAGCAGTCATCTCATTCTATTTCGGTGCATCACAGTCTAAAGACGACTAATGCCCAAGAAAACCAAACTACAATTTAGCAAAGGACATGAACCCACAGCAGGTGTCAATGGCAAAAAAACATCGCAAGGTCGCAGAAACTTCGGCAGCTCAACTCTAAACAAACACAAAAGAAGAAACTATAAAAAGTACAGGGGACAGGGTAAATAGTTTAGAATGTTGTAATGGCACACTATCGACAACAGATTAGAGAACGTATCGGCACAACCCTTTCAGGTTTAACAACAACTGGCACAAATGTTTTTCAATCCCGTATCTACAATATAGAAGAAGCAAAACTACCTTGTTTGTGCATTTATACCAAGTCAGAAACATCAGAACCCTTGACTATGAACGCACCACGCAGCATCCAAAAGAATTTGGATTTGGTCATTGAAGTCTATGTTAAAGATAGAAACTACGATTTCGTGCTAGATAAAATCATCAAAGAAGTCAAAGAAAAGATGTTTACCGATAGATTAATTAATAGTTTAGCCAAAGATAGCTTCTTAACTACGCAAGAAATAACATATAATGGAGAAGGTGACCAAACTATCGGAGTTGGGACATTAACTTATAACGTGGAATACCACCACACTGAAGGAACATTAGGATAATGGCATTAATTATTGCAGATAGAGTAAAAGAAACAGCCACCACGACAGGTACAGGCACATTTACACTTGGTGGGGCTGTCACAGGATTTAGAACATTCAATGCAGGGATAGGGACTGGCAACACAACTTATTACTGTATCTTTTTGGATGGCACAAACGAATTTGAAGTTGGGCTAGGCACATACACAGCACCAGACCAGTTATCCAGAGATACAGTGCTGGCATCGTCTAATTCAGGCTCTAAAGTTAATTTCTCACAAGGCATCAAAAGTGTTTTTTGTACGCAACCATCGAGCAAGGCTGCATATTTAGATGCTAGTGGCAATCTATCCATTACTACCAGCAACATTACTGAAGGCACAAATCTGTATTACACCGATGCTCGATTCGATACAAGATTAGCCACAAAAGACACAGCCGATTTAAGCGAAGGTACAAATCTGTATTACACCGATGCTCGAGCTAGAGCAGCTATCTCAGTGTCAGGCAATGCTATTGCATACAACTCAAGCACAGGTGTGATTACTGCTAACTTTGAAGAATCACCAACCTTTACAGGCAATGTCGTTGTCTCAGGCAACTTGACAGTGACAGGGACAACTACTTGGCTCGATAGTACCAATACACAAATCAGCGACAAGAATATCGTGCTTAATTACGCTAGTGGCGATTCATCTGCTAATGCCGATGGAGCTGGTATTACCATCCAAGATGCCGTTGATGCTTCTACTGATGCTTCACTCACTTGGAACGCAACAGACGACAATTTTGAAATCTCACATGGTCTCGACTTTGGTGATAACAGCAAAGCAAGATTTGGAGCAGGTAATGATTTACAAATCTACCACAATAGTTTTGCAAGTGTCATTTCTGATGTTGGTACTGGTGATTTATATATCGGTTCTGACAATAGCTTATTAATTACTGATTCTAACCTTAGTGAGGTAAAGGCAACATTTGCTACCAACGGAGCAGTCACACTCTACCACGACAACGCAGCCAAACTAGCCACAACCTCATCAGGGATAGATGTTACAGGTGTAGCTACAGTTGATGGCTTAACTTCAAGTGGTGATGTAGAACTCACAAGTGGTAATGACATATATCTTAATAACGCAGGCTACGATG